AAAAAAAAAGCCCTACCGATATTGCTACCGATAGGGCTTATTGCTGTTCACTTGTCATATAAATATACCTACTGCAAAAACTACGCCTGCAAGTAGTACAATAGTTACTAAAGTAACTCGTTCTATTTTGTCCATAACTTTCTTCTTTCTTTATTGGTTATGAACAAATATTAACAGGGCAATTAAACTGTGTCAAGTTTAATCGCCCATTTTTTTTTGAATATTTATTTTAATGATTTTTTTAAAGACCTAATGATTTCGCCATTAAATCTAGTAATAGGTAGCCACCTATAAAAATTGATATAAATAATATTATTGTTTTCATTTTACTATATTTTTTTTAGCTTCTTCGTTAAGTCTTTGTTTTATAAATGATTGATGTAGTTTTTTTTGTCTATCTATTTCGTTCTCAATTCCACGCAATTTGAATTGAGATATAACAAAAAGAATAACCCCCAAAATTAAGAGGGTTATTCCTGAATATAAAAGTATATTAATTGTCATATATATTCTTATGAATTGTATGTATTCCACCAATTATAATTGGAACTTGTGTCTCAATTTCTTTTTTTGAATTAGATTTGAAACCACTATTTTTGAAATCAATAACCAATTTTGATCTAGCTATTTTATTACTAATTTCTAATTGTTTATTTATTTTATTAAGTACACTTATTAATTGTTTCATTTTTAAGCCCTCTGTTAGTTGGTTGATATTCTTTTAATAATATCAAATAAGCTCAGCTATGTCAATTCTGCATAGGTCAAGTGTTAAGCTATGCAATAATTACATAATAGAATAATTCTAATTAACATTGAGAATAATTCGCAATTACAACTAAAGGTTGATGTTCTCATAATGTTCTAAAAATTAACAGCTGTTAAGAAATAAAAATAATTTTAATATAAATTGACATAAGTAGTTAATTTTAATAGATTGATTTTGATGATTAAATTTAAAAATATAAATAATTTATATGGATTTAATTGTCTTAATATAAAGGTTGTTAAAATGAAAAATGAAACAAAAAAACAAGTAAGTCCGATTGAAAGTGCGAGTTCAAATATAAATTTGAAAACTCACTTAACATTGGCGTTAAAAAATACTTCATCAATTATGAAAGTATTACTTCCAAAAATAGCTGTATCAGTTAAAGATTTAATTTCTGAATATAAGAAATTAACTGAAAAAAATACTGATACTGATGACAAAAAAAACCAAATACAAATGAAAGCATTGAGAGAGCATTGTTATTCTTTGGTTGGTTATAATAGAAAAACTGACCCAAATAGTGCATTTGAAATGGTTTGTACTAGGGCTGTTAAGTTAGGGTTAATGATGATTGATCACCCAAATAAATTTGATGTTGATGCAAAAAATTCACAAGTTTTTGTGATGTCTAAAATTGCAACACCATTCATAATTGAAAAAAAAGAGGGGCAAAAATCATCAATCAACAAAAAGCCAAATACTGATGAAACACTTGTTGAAGTAAATACAGGCGTTATTGATAGGGTTTACAATGTTGAATATGGAAACCCAAATCCGAGAAAACCAAAAACCAAAGATGACAAAGTTGAATTAACTTTTAAAGACAACGCAAAAAGTTTTTACAAGTTATTTAATAAAGCTTTGGATTATTCAAAGAAAAAAGATGTAAGATTTTTTGATTTGGTTGATGAAGAAACAATGAAGCAATTAAGCTTAATTGATACTTTATTCAATGGTGAGAATTATAAAGTTATGAGAAATTTCTCTATTGATTATCAAGTTTCTTTAAGTGGTGAGTTAGAAAAAACTTCATTAAATAAAAAGACAGCTTAATCAAATCAAGTCTAATTAAATTAAACCCCAGACTAATCATCTGGGGTTTTTTTTGCCTACTCTAAAAATAAATTAAGTAGTTCACAGGGTTAACACTAGGGTACAAAAATTCACTTGACCCCAAACTCTCCCCAAACGAAACCACAATTAAAACTAGGGTTACCCCTGACTATATTCGTGGGAAAACTTTTTTATTTCCTGCGATTACACTTGATTTATACTAGGGTGTACGAGTGACCTGCCCCCCTGCCTACTATAGATATATAGGATTATGCTAAAATCCCAGATTCCCCTGTAAACCACCTAGTGCCTATATTTAAGCACTCAATATTCTGTAAATCTCCTGGCAATATGCTAGGGTGTTCCCTAGGGGGTATGTATAAATAGGTATATATTATATATAAAACCCCCCCGCAGTATCTTCAATACTATTATACACCTCATTTTTACTTTTGTCAATGATGATATGTTACAAAAGTGTCGCAGTTTACAAATAATCTTAAATTAATACTTGACAAAAGTGATATTTGTGTGTATACTAGAATCAGGTACACTTTAAACGGACACACAAACACAACCGCATACTCATATGCACAACGGGTCATCACTAAACTGTACCAATTTATCAGGAACACCTAGGATTCCTGTAAGTTTAACAATTTAAGGATATAATTATGGCATATATGTATTATGGTAAAAAGTATGATACCTTATCTGAGCTAAAAGCTGCACAAAAAAAAGCAGTAAGTACTAAAGGAAAGAAAAAAGGTGGATCATTCTTTGAAAAATTCATAGAAGGATCTAAATCTAAAAAAGCTAGAGCTGAAAAAGCTAGTATAGCTTCTGGAAAAGCTAATAAAGCTGCAACTAAAAAAATGTACGCTGCAGAAAGCATGTTTAAATCTGCAAAAAGCAGAGATGATGCTAAAGTTAAACCAGGAAAGGCTAGATCTTTCAAGGAAGCTTTTGATGCTGCTACTAAAGCAGGCAAAGATAGATTTATGTTAAAGGGAAAAAGTTATCTTACTACAAAAGGTAAGAGAGCAGATAGATTTCCTGTAACTTCTGACAAAAAGAAACCTGCAGATAAGAAATTAAACGTCTTTCAAAAGTTTACTAGAAAGATGAGAGGTACAAACCCTGATGGATCAACTAGAACACAGGCAGAGTATGAAGCAGCAAGAAAAAAAAGAAAAGAAAATAAATAATTTGTTAACCAAAAAAGCTCTTGATCTTCCCTTTAAAGAAATCATGGAGCTTGTAAATGCAAACAATGGATTCTACTATTCTAAAGACTCAAGAGAAAAGCTTAACCGATACTCAGGAAAAGTTTCTAGACGCTTTGTTCGGAGAAGCACAAGGAAACCCAAAGAGGGCGGGAGAGTTAGCAGGTTACTCAGAACATTCATATCCTAAAGTTCTACGTAATCTTAAAGACGAGATTGTTAAACGAGCAGAAAACTATTTAGCCATACATTCTGCAAAGGCTGCAACTAAAATGGTAAACATGCTAGAAGAGGATGGAACAACACCTCATGCTAGTATCAGAATGGAAGCAGCAAAACAAATATTAGATCGTATTGGTATTGTAAAGAAAGATCAATTAGATGTTAATATGAATTTAAAACATGGTATGTTTATATTACCAGCAAAAGAAGAAGTGGAAGAATCAATAGTAACACCAGTACAGGACTAGTATGACTAAAAAAGATTTTGAAAGAAATAAGCCATATACAAATATAGACACTGAAGTTAAAAAAAGAATGAAGGAAGAAACTCCTAGAACTTATTTTTTATCTAAAGGTAAACTAAGTATGCTTAGAAGGCATTTACATAAGAAAAAAATATTAAAAGAATTAAAAGATAGACCAGAGCATCTATCACCAGCAAAAGTTAAAAGTGATTAAAAGAAAAGCTAGAACTATCCCATTTGGATACAAATTAGCAGAAGACCCAGATTATATTGAACCAATAGAATCTGAATTAGAAGCTTTAGAAGAAGCAAAAAAATTTTTAAAAACATGTTCATACCGAGAGGTAGCTATTTGGCTAACAAGAAAAACAGGAAGATACATATCATATGTCGGACTTAGAAAAAGAGTTGCAAGAGATACCGCTTCCAAAACCAAAAAAGAAAGTCAAGACCAAAGCCAAGCAGTCAGCTAAACAAGCTTTAGCTAGAACACGTAAGAAAGTTGCAAAGGCAGAACAATCTCTACGTTCAGCCAAAGCCCATGCAAAAAATGTCAAAGATAAATTGTTAACCATTGACAAAGTATTGGATGGTAAAGAGCAGCAACTTATAACCCAAGACGTAATAGACGAAGTTCCAGAAAATATTCAGGAACATTTATCTGAGCAGAAGATTATATTTAAACCTAATCCAGGTCCTCAAACAGAGTTTCTAGCTGCACCAGAAAGAGAAGTTTTTTACGGTGGTGCTAGAGGTGGTGGCAAATCATATGCCATGTTAATAGATCCTCTACGGTACTGTCATAAGGAACATCATCGTTGTTTATTACTTAGAAGAACAATGCCAGAGTTAAGAGATTTGATTGGTCATTCTCAACGATTATACTCTAGAGCATTTCCAGGAGCAAAATGGAGAGAGCAAGAAAAAGAGTGGAGATTCCCATCAGGAGCAAAGATAGAGTTCGGGTACGCAGAGAACATGACAGACGTTTTGCGATACCAAGGTCAATCTTACACATGGATAGGAATAGACGAACTTCCACAATATCCTTCGCCAGATATATATAATTTTCTAAGATCGTCACTTAGATCAGTTGATCCAAGTATACCAGTATACATGAGGGCTACAGGCAACCCAGGTAACGTTGGATCACAATGGGTTAAAGAAATGTTTGTAGATCCTATAGATCCAAACACAGCTTTTAACATAGAGATTTCTACACCCACAGGTATAAAATATATAACAAGAAGATTTATACCAGCTAAGTTACAAGATAATCCGTACCTTATGCAGACTGATGATTACTATGCAATGTTATCATCACTACCAGAAGTACAAAGAAAACAATTTTTAAATGGAGACTGGGATGCATTTTCTAATGCAGCATTCTCAGAATTTGATAGAGACCTACATGTTGTCGAACCTTTTGAAATACCTAAAGGCTGGCAGAGATTTCGTGCTGCTGACTGGGGTTATAGTTCTCCTGCTTGTTGCTTATGGTTTGCTATTGACTATGATAATAATCTATGGATTTATAGAGAATTATATACTCAAAAGATTACAGCAGATGTATTCGCAAGAAAAGTCTTAACCTTAGAACACGGAGAATATATACGTTATGGGGTCTTAGACGCTAGTACATGGGCAAAGAGAGGAGATATAGGTCCAAGCATAGCAGAGACTATGATTCAAGCTGGATGTCGTTGGAGACCTTCTGATAGAACTCCAAAGAGTAGAATTAGTGGAAAGCTAGAAATACACAAAAGATTAAAGATAGTAAACGAAAAAACTAATGAACCAGGTATTCGTATATTTTCTAATTGTAGAAATTTGTTAAGAACATTTCCTACACTACCATTAGATGATAGTAATCCTGAAGATATTAATACACACGTAGAAGATCACGCATATGATGCATTAAGATATGGGTGTATGAGTAGACCAATGCATACTAGTTATGCTAATAAAGTATTTGGTAATAATAGATCAACAACTAATTTTGTCCCCTCAGATAAAATATTTGGATATTAACAACGGGGAATAGATGAAAAAAAAGAAGTTACCTATTATAGATAAAAAAAATTTTCCTTATGAACTAGCAATGGTCTATTGGGAAGATATCGTTGGAGATGCTAGCTGGGCTGAAATACCAGATATTAAAAATTCTAACACAGCAGTATGTTGTAGTTTAGGATACATAGTACTAAACAATGATAAGAAGATTGTTATTATGTCAGATTTTATATTTGAAGATAATGGCAAAATAAAAACAGGTGGTGGTTACACTACCATCCCAACACAAAACGTTTTAAAAATAAAAAAAATAAAAACATAGGAACAACATGGAAACTAAATTTGACCCCAAAGCTAAAGTTAAGCAAGGTGATCTAGGTTCAGCTCCTGATGGAAAGCAACCGAATCAACAACCAGGTAATTTAAAAATTACTTATGGTAAAGAAGAACGTGCTATGGAAACTCAGGATGGTAAGTTTGACTACTTTGAGCCAAAGAAATTCAGAAGTCAATTAGATGCTAACTTTGATAAGTTGGCTGATGAAAAAGATTATTAATTAAAAGGAGAATAACATGGACATAATGAAAAGATACAAACATGGTGAACTTTCTGCAGATGTGGCTAAAGTTAAAAATGAAAAATTAGCTATAGACCCTAACTCAAAAGTTACTCATGGTTCAACTGCTGGAGACGGCAATGATAAGCCAGGTGCTAAATCAAAAGTTGACCCATCAATCTTTAGAATGGCTGAAGAAAGAGACTACTAGTTATGGCAATAGATACTGGTAAAAAGTATACTAATGAACATCCTAAATTTAGTATGTTCGAAAAATATAAAGCTGATAAAGATTCTTTAACTAAAAATGTTAAAGTTGCAGAAGTAACAGACAAAGATATTTCTTTATCTAAGTCTAAAGGTTTTTCTAAACTTGATTTAGAAACTGCTAAAATGTTAAGCGGTAATCCTACTTTAACACAAGAAGAATTAGACAGTCTTAAAAAACAATCTAAGGATACTACAGAAATTAAATAATGGATGATAACCAAAAAGATAATTACGATCCGTTTGTCGGATACGTAAGAGAGAAGTTTCAACAAGCAGAGACATCAAGACTTTATGATGAAAAAAGATGGCTACAAGCTTATAGAAATTATAGAGGATTATATGGTCCTGAAATGGCTTTTCGTGATAGTGAGAAATCTAAAGTATTTGTTAAAGTAACAAAGACTAAAGTACTTGCTGCATTTGG